GGTCCGCAGTTAGCGTTGAGCAGGTAATTACGCTTGCTCAGCGAAAAATCAGAGAGTGCCTAGGGCCGTTCGATGCTCGGGAGTGGCTTATGAGCTGTCGTCACGGGCCTGGTGGGTTCAACCACCCGACCGTACGAGGGTTAACCTCTGTCTACGACAAGCTGCAGGTCACTCCGTCATGTACGAAAGACATGGCGGAACTCGGTGCCAGACTCGTGATGAGTTCGCCCGCATGGGCTAGGAGCGTTACTGATTCAGAAGTGGAGGGATTCCATCCTTTCGTGACTGTTGAGGAACTCGCTCTGATCCCAGGCAACCGTGTAACATTCGTGCCTAAGACCGCCTTAACCGATAGGTCCATCGCGATCGAACCGCTCTTGAATGTCTATGCCCAGCTGGGCATTGGCAAGATGGTGCGCCGCCGCCTGAAGAGGCGGTGGATCGATTTAGACGACCAGACGGCTAACCAACGCGCCGCCCGTGAGGGCTCCGCAACTGGAAGGCTAGCGACTATTGACCTTTCGTCCGCCAGCGACACTGTCGCCAAGGGACTCGTCTCACACCTCCTTCCGGAGGAGTGGTACAACCCGATGGACCTCACCCGGTCAAAGGTGGGATTCATCGATGGGAAGTGGTTAAACTACGCTAAATTCTCCTCTATGGGGAATGGGTTTACGTTCGAGCTTGAGACCCTGATCTTTTGGGCTCTATCAGTCTCGGCGTGTGTCAACACCGGCGCGGACCCTAATCAGGTCTGCGTTTACGGTGACGACATCGTAGTGCCTGTCGAAGCCTACGACTTGCTGGAGGAAGTCCTGCGGTGGTGTGGGTTTACCCTCAACGCCGCCAAGTCCTTTAAGGAGGGACCATTCCGTGAGTCGTGTGGCAAAGACTTCTACTACGGGCAAGATGTCCGTCCCTTCCTTCAAAAGGAAGTACCGAAGGACCTTTCATCGGTCTTTAAGCTCGCTAACGGCTTGGCTCGTCTGGCTAATCGTAGGAATCATGGCTTCGGCCGTGATTCTCGATTGCGCCAGGCATGGCTCAGTTGCGTGCGAGCGCTCCCTCAGTCTCTTCGGCAAAACTGTCTTGTCCCTGCTCACGCGGGTGATACTGACGGTCTAATCGAAGAGTGGGATTATGCCCAGAGATCGTGCTTTGTCCGCGAGGACAGAGGTTACCATGGCTCTTGGGCACTTCGGTTGACAGCGAGTCCAGTTCTACGCCGCGAGGCGACGAACTTTCAAGGGGCCCTCGCAAGCCTCTTGTACCGCTGTCGTGACGGATTCCCGGAAGACGGTGCTCCCCCTGCCTCCCCAAGGCAAGGGCGTGAATACCGCTGGGAGTTACGAGACAGGGCCTTCTTCGGGCCCTGGACCAACCTAGGCGCGTGGGTTTAAC